CTAGGGCTTCTGGTCCCTTACCTCCCTGGACATCAGCAGCTGTTGTCATAAGAATATCTTTTAGGCTAGAGTTAAGATACTCTGCTTGCAATTCTTCTAGGTGGTGCTTTGTTGATCCCACGTCTTCTGTAGTAGTAAAGTCTCTAAACTTTTCTAAGACTAGGCTTACTGGAGGCACAGATGCGTTTACTTCAGAATACTTTCTGATAAACTGCCAAACATCAGTATGAGTACGTAATAGGTTTTCTACGTTTGCCTGTAGCAAAACATGAACCTGTTTGTCTTTTAAGACTGCAGATATTAGTTTTGCTTCTACGTTACTCACTTAGCCACTCCTTTGCTTGTTTTCTTCTCTCGGCACGTTCTCTTAAATCTTGTACTAATCTTTCCCTGGAAGTTATAATAGTGTCTGCATAGTTTGCAAAATATTTCCAGTTAGGGTTTGGGCTTACCTCAAAGTAATAGTCTAACATATCATAGCAGACCTCTAGAGTGAAAGACTCTATTAAAGCATCTGCTGCCCACTGCTCTACGTTTAGATTGACAATAGGCTTTTCTTCATACCTGGCTTTGTGTAGCTTAGCGTACCTGCTAAGTAAAGCCATTCGGTATTTACGTTCGGCCATTACTTGCTGTCAATTTCAGAAGAGGCTTCTTTAACCTTTTCTGCTAGCTTGTTTTCTACAAATTCATAGACACGCTCAAAGGCTTCGCCAGTGTTTTCGTTGTCTCGCTTGCTATCTGACACTTCTAGGTCAATCCTTAGTGATTGAAAATTGCCAAGATTAAGCGTGTATCCTAGTCCAACTTTTACTCTAGTGCTTTCGTTTTCCATACCCATATCTTTCTATTAAATGGACTCAGACCAAATAGGAATAAATCTTCCGTCTTCTGTCTTCGTATAAGTCAGTATACCATCTCCCATACGCCTTGTCAACTCCTGTCGACTAGGGGTTATGTCATTAGTAATTAACTTATCATTTCTTGGTCTACCCATGTGGTAGGTAGCCAGTATATCACGAATTTCTTTTACTTGTGATTCTGAGTAATAGGATCTAACCTGCCACCCAGTTTCCCCACCTTTTTGAGATCCAGTGGGGTGAGGGATAATTCCACGCTTCATTAAGCTGGGCATATATTTTTTGTGACGATTTACAAGTTCTGCTGTTTGGCCAACAGTGTAGGCTCTTTGTCTATTTTTCTTAAAGTCTGAAATTAGGCAGCTTTCAATTCTGTCTTTTACTATATTAAAAACCGACATAATTCCATTAGATTTATTTAGGTGGTGTACTCTTACTAACTCACCGTTTAAGAACCAAACCTTTTTATTTCCTGGTATAGATGGAAGAGCATTATACTCTGCCATGTCTACCTGGCCGTGTCTCTTGGTCATTGCTAGTTTGGAATACCCACAGCAATAATGTGAACTTTGACAGCTAGCTGTCCTGCTGTATTGAATCGAACAATACCATTTACCCCTGAGTTAGTCACGCTTGAAATAACTACAGAAACATCTTTTCCAGAAGACGTTCCTTCAATAAGAACTGGGGTAGCAGTAACAATAGGAGGATATTTGTACTCACCTTTAAAGGAGTATGAAAAAGCTTGATCTGTTTCTGCCGTCACTGTTGTTAGTGTTGGATAGATGATCTCTTCTCCAGCAACAACCTTAGTGTCTGTTAATAGTGTACTTTGTTTTCCTTCTGCTGTATCTATAGATGCATACTTATATCTTGCAGAAGAAATCTGAGAAGACAAATCATTAATCGCTTCAACTATTTGATATACATAGTTTACGTCTAGAGGCTGTCCTCTATCTGGTGTTGGTATTCTGGCCATAATTAATTATACCACTTATTCCGCTAAAAATCTACCACTTAAGCTGGTGGGTTTAGCTCTAGGTCTGGGAACTCTTGTTCTCTTAAAACTTCACAAAAAACAATTGTATATCCGCAAATACCACAGGGGTGTGAGGTACTTGACCTTTCAAACCAAAAAGATGTTGCCTGTTCAAATGTAGGGCATTCTGTGTTTGTGCACTTCATGCTTAATAAATATTTAACCATTTTTTCCTTATATCTTAATTATATAGTTTACCACAACGTATGGCTGTAATACGTTTACTGGAACTACTCCGCCAAGTCCATCTCCGCCTACAGAACTTGTTGTAAAAGCGTGATCGTGCGATGCACTTCTTCCATTGGTTGTGCCAGAGTGGCTGTGGGTGTGGACCCAGGCGTCGTATGACGCAGCTCCAGCAATGTTTGAGCCGCCAGAACGGTATGAGCTTCTAAAACCAGAACCAGCACCAGACCCAGAGCCTCCAGCAATAACAGAAGCTGAGCCAGCACCATGAATATTTAATATTGCCTGGTCACTGCTTGTACCAAACGTGTGGGTATGCTCCTGAGTTTCTGCAGCTGTTGTTCCTGTGTGATTGTGAGATGGTATATTTGTAGCTGTTAGAGATACGGCTTTGGCACCACCAGTTTCTCCAAGAACATCGAATTCAGCATCTGTTCCCCTACCCACAGGAATTCTGTTTTGCAAATTTGGCAAATTAAAAGTTGTAGTTCCATTTCCAGCACCGTAGGCTATTCCAATAGTAGTGAACAAAGAGCTGTATGTTGTTCGTGACACTGCTGCTCCATCACATAAAAGATATCCTGGGGGTGCTGTTGCACCAGCAAATTGAGAAATAATTCCAGGAGCACCACCGCCAGTTGCGAGAGAAATCCCCTGAAGACTTGACCACGGAGTAGTTCCAGTTCCCACTTTCAAAATTTGATTTGTGACATCAAACCCCGCTTCGCCAGCTGCAAGGACTGTGTTTTTTGTAGCCCAATTTGCAGCAGTATCATTTCTAAACTGTATTAAATAGCTCATGCACTACCACCGCTAATGCTTGGCTGTAAAGATTTTTCAGCTGTAGATATTGTGAGGGTAGGGCTCTCAATCTTTTCTGTTCCAGCTAGCTGTATGGCAATTCTTATATCTGTAGCTCCGTAGCCAATTGCAGTTAAGCTAAGTGGCTGTAAGAATCCGTATGTGTGTATTGGGGAGGATCCTTTAAAAAAGTAATCCCCCCACGTACCGCCAATTTTATAGCTAACAAAAATATCATATAATGCTGCCTTGTTTGCATCTCCCCAGGTTACAATGATGTCTGATGGAGTAACCTCAATATTAGAAGTAACAGTTTTAATAAGACTTGTTGCATTTAGGGTATAAATGGGAGACCAATGAGACGTTCTGTTCCTGTCGTTTGAAATAATCCTATATCTAATTAAGTATTTTCCATCTGGAGTTAATGGTGGAAGATCCTTTTTTTCGATAGTTACTTTTTTAGCTGGCATTGTCAATGTCCAAATCAACGTCTAGTGCAAATCGAAATTCTACTAGATTTGAAGTATTCGAAACTTTTACTACAGGAAGAGAGTCTTGAGACTTCACTACAGAATAACCTGTCATTCCGTATAAAGGGTTGATAGATGATACGTTTTCTAGTCTAATTGCGTCAAGAGCTACGTAATAGTCTGAGGTCGGTGTTCCGCCAGCCCCCAAAACAGATGCCCAAATTTTTACAACATTAACTGAGTTCCATGTAAAGATTGTACTTTTTACTAGCTCGTCTAGCCTTTTGGTAGCAACAACATATCTATTGGTTGAAAAGTCGTGCTGACCTTCACCAGTTCCATTAGTTAGATCAACTTGAAGCTGGGCATAACTTGTTGCTTCGCCAGCGTCGTTGTCTGCAAATTCAACTAGAACTTTTACACGAGATGGGTGAACTTCGTTTGAGGCATCTTTGCTGACAACAGAAAATGCAAGCTTTAGCTCGTCCATTGCTGAGTTTTTGTTAAGATCAATACTTGCTGCAAGCAAATGTATGTGATTAGACCCAGAGCTGGCTACCATTTTTGATCCTGAAGGAATTGATAATGTTGACTCATCTCCAGATATAAAAATACTGTTATTAAGATATCTGCAGGACTCGTATCTTTCTAGCCTCTGAATGTCCAGCAAAGTTTTATTATCTGCATTAGTTTGAAAAACTTTAGAGTCCTGAGTAATTATTTCTGGATCTGTAGTAGCTAATGGTACGTTAATTATAGGAATTGCTGTAGCATTTGTTGCTGTGTGATGTTCCCAATTTTCTGTTGTTGAAAAAGAATATACCATTTTGCTATCATAGGCTCCCGCTGTTGGGTTTGATGCAGCAGAGTAAACACCTATTTCTGTAATCTCATATCTTTCAACTGTTGGCAACTCTGCAGTCAAAACAATCTTAGACGCACCGTCTTCATTTACATATCCTTTTGAGCTAATGGGAACACGAAACATTTCAAACTCTAGATTTTTCTTTTCTAGTATAGAAGAAATTTCATTATTGTTGGGTTCGTGATCTGCTGAATTTGGTTTAGTTCCACAGCCAATAGCAATGTGTGTTGCGTATGCTGGAGCTTGACCAATAAGGTATTTGGCTAGCAAGTTTTTTCCAACGTTTGTAATCATGAGCTATAGTCCTCCATATATATTGTAGCATCAAAAACTTTTCCAGAAGAGACCATTTGAACCTCTATTTCGTAATCTGCCTTAATGTTAACCACATCAATTATAACATTTTCTGTAGCTGAATCAATGTATGCAACCAGGGGCGGTAGTTCATTTGTCGTTTGCTGTATGTGATTTTCTAGCTTGATTGGAAAATTCTTAAAGTACGAGTCCGCAGAATCTGGCATCTTTACCATATTTTGTGGATTATAATCAATAGCTAACTGAGAAATGTTTTTTATTGGTCTGTAGACTATGTTCTGTCCATTGACTGTATCATGTCTAACTAGACTAATTAGCTCTAATCCCCCAATTTTTTCTAAAGTTAATTTAAGTATTAGATCAACTGGCAAGTCGTTTATATCAATTAAAACATCTGATGGCGTTGCGTACTTAACTGGCTCCCTTGCAGAAACCACTAGGGGTTTAGGCATTCTAGCAATTGCTTCTTGCCTTGCTTGCTCTGCAGCTGCTGCCGCAGCTTGCCTATCTCTTTCTTCTTGCTCGGCTCTTTTTCTATTTGCTTCGTCTATAGCTGCCTGAGCTGCTGCATTTGCAGCTGCCTGAGCTGCTGCCTGGGCTGCTGCATTTGCTGCTGCCTGAGCTGCTGCATCTGCTGCTGCCTGAGCTGCTGCCTGGGCTGCTGCATTTGATGATGTTGTATTTGCTGCTTCCTGAGCTGCTTTGGCTGCTGTTAGCCTATTTTGAGCAGATGTCACAGCCCCGAGATAAAATTTTCTATCGCTAGAATCTTGAGTCTTTTTTGCAACGTAAGCCGCTTCTGCACGTTCTATGGATCTTTTGTTTTTTGATGCTATGGCACTGTCAAGTGCAGCTTTAAGAGATGATAAAGGGGCGTCAAATCTTCTTAATTGAGCTTGAGCATTATCAAGCATTTGCTGTGCTGCGGCAACTTCTGCACTCATTTTTACACCTCACTCAAATATAAACTCATGCTTGGTCCAGAGCTATCTTTTTTATAATCTATGCTATAAACAACAAATCTTTTTTCTGGATCAAAAGTTACTTCATCAGAACTATCAGAATAGTCTATGGACACGATATCTCCTAGCTGTATTGTTGGGTTAGCAAAAATGCTAACGCCTACGGACCTTCTCGGTTTCATAATTTTTGATATTAACCATTTCATTAAGTTGTTAGCTGCATCAGCACTTTGTATATATATAGAGTCCAACAAAAACTGATTTCTTCCATATGTTATTCTACTAGATTTAATGTCATTATACAATTCTTTTTGTGTTCCTGGAGACAGGATGGTTAGGTCTTCTTTTAGTTGTGGATTTGAAAAGTTTGAAGTTTTTTCAAAATAATTATCAACAGTTAAATCATAGCGAGAATCTTGAGTAAATGTTATTCCTTGAATTCTTAAGTAGTTTCCAACTGTTTCATCTAAGAATAAGAATGTGTCTGTAGCGTTAAAGATTAAGAACTCTGCACCATATGCTCCAGCAAAGAATCCAGAAACCGTGTATCCACGAAGCTTGTTAAATGTTGGAGATATTGATGCGTATAAGGCTGGATAAGCCTTGTCATACTTTACATTAAAGTATGCCATCTCCCTAAAGATACTGCCGAACTCTTCATAAAACATGTTATATTTTGGTGGCTGAGATGGGTCTATTCCAGAAAGGTATGTAGGTTGAACAATACCATTGATCGAATATTTCCTAAATGCTTCATTAGATGATATGTCAGATTTGTTTGTAAAAATTTCATTTGCAATTGGGCCCAGAGAAACGTCAGAGTTTTGACTATAGTTGTTAGTTAAAGCATAAACATTTTCAAACATGCAGTGAGACGCTCCACGAACAAACAGTGCCACATTGTTTACATTATTTAGGGGGAGTGGGTCTGGATCGTCAACTACCGCTATCTGAGTATCATTTAGGTATAAGAAAAATCTTCTAGAATTTCCTACTGGTTGATACTCTATAGCTAGATCATAAACAGTTGTCAGCTCTTCAGCCACTACCCTTGACTGGCCAGCAAAGTTTCCATCATCAACAATAATAGAGGATAGACCGCTCCAAAGCTTAACTGGTATTCCGTCTTCATCTCTTGTCAAAACCCATTTTGAGTTTTCTGATCCTGGCGTTGTTAGCGTATAATATCCATTTTGAGAAGGATCTTTTTGTCCAATTAAAGAAACTCTTTGACCAACTTGAACAATGGATGGTGCTATTCCTCCAGACGGCAGGATAAGTTCTCCATCCTGAGAAGCTGTTATAGTAGTAGGCGTTGCGGCACCAGGCAAGTTATTGTCTAGGGTCAGGCTTGTTGCTGTTGGCGTTGGGTCTTTTGTCGGATCTCTTAGAGGAGTCTGAATGTCATAGCTTGTGTTTTTTAATATTTTATAGAAAAATACATTAGCCACTCCGTCTAAGTCAAAGGTAGAAGGAAGCAGCGATATGTTTTCGGTCTGATTGATTCCAGTGGTGTCTTCAACTGTAAATCCAAATCCAGATATGGTTACTGCTGCTGATGTTGCCCCAGTTACGGTCCAGGTTCCGAGTGCATATGTAGGCAGATTTACAGGACTAGAGCTAGCTGGCTTTCCAGAATCAAGAATAATTTTAGATCCGACTGGGTAGCTTTTACTTGCTGAGCTAACGTACACAACAGCAGAGTTAGAGCTAGTGGCGTTAAATCGTGTAACATTTTTTCTAACTCTAGAGCTATTTAGCTTATACTTATCTATATTTTTTTCTGATAAAGCTGCTATCTCAAAGTAGTATCCGTTGTTATTTTCTGGATTTAAAAGTGTCGCAATTCCACCGCTTCCACCAGAAATAGTTTTATTTTCATCTGGGGTTGTGGTTTCCACATTAAAGTATGTTGTTGCTCCTGAAGCATTCTGAATTGACTTATCATTGTTTTCAATTTTTCCGATAATTCTCATTCTTGTTCCAAAATGTTTAAAAGAATTATTTAATGGTTTATTTACGTAAGAAATAAAATCTATTGGAGAATCTTCTGAAGAAAACGATGGTCCATTAAATACCAGGGCTGATGCCTGAACAGTTTCTGATGTAGAGGAAAGCTGATTCTTGCTAGATAGCTCTTCGTTGTGAGAAAAAGATAGATAGTTTTTTATTACGCTAGACCTTGAAGACTGAGTAGCTAAAGACTTTCCTACTCCAGCTGATCCTGTGCTAATGTCCCCAGTAAATGCAAAATTTCCAAACAAGTAGTTTGACTTCATTTTACATCCATAAACATTGTCGTTGCTTGTCCACTCAGGGCTTAGTCCTGCAACGTGAGGCACGATCTTTGTACCAAATTGTTCTCTGCCGTGTTTAGCTACCTCACCGTTGGACATTCTGGTTATGCCATTAAAAGTTTCGTAGTTTGGCTCTGCATAAATTCTTACACGTCCAGTTGGATAGATTTTTCCATTAAATGATAGCTTAGAGAAATAGTCTTCGTATTCTTGTGGACTTGTTATCCAAACGTTTCCTCCAGTAAAAGTAGATCCTGTTACGCTTGATGGCAAAACCGAAACGTTATACTCTACTGCATCATACCTTATAACTTCTCCAGCAGAATAAAAATATCCATTGTATCTTCCGATAAACAAAACTCCATCTCCAAAGTCAATAATGTTATTGACAATTTCATGATTTACGACCCTAGGTATTTGATCATTCAAATCTGAGTTCAATGGAATAGCTGCTAATGCGTATTTGTTTCCAGTTGCTGTTTGTCCATTTGTAGGCTTTATATTTTCTGTTCCTGAAACTTCCCAAAGCAATGCTGGCTTGTATATCCAGGAAATATTTTTATCTGCAACAAAGGCTTGCTTTAGAGACCCCATAGATTTCTGAATGTACCTTGCTATATAACTTATCTTGCCGTCGTTAAAAACATTATTGTCCTCTGAGGCTATATCTATAATATTTTCTTTATCTGGAATGTTTGTATCTTTGTTAGAGCCGAGCAACACTATATCCGTAGCTCTTTCCTGTTCCGTTGGCAAAGAGTAGTTTCGACTCATCATAACAAAATTATTATATTCATCAAAGTACATTGCTGTTTGTGTAGCTATAGCAAGATTGTTTAACACTTCTGCAATAGTCTCTTCTGGGGAAACAAAGAAATACGGAATTATTGGATCACTTTCTCCATCCACTCTTTTGAAGGAATAGTTGCTAAAACCTATGCTATCAAAAATTGTTGCAAGTGCATAAGACAACGAAACATTTGGAATTAAAAGTTCTGGGGCCAGCTGCGACTCAAAGTAAAAGAAGAGGTCTCTTAGTGATAATCTAAGCTCTCTTGTTTTAAGATTAGTCTGAGGGAAAGATTCTGAGTATAAAGTTTTTATTGGTACATAAAAACTTTTCTTAAATCTGTTATTGTTGTTATCTAAGATTTCAACGTCTGAAATTATCTCATAAAACTTTATTTGAATATTTTTATTTATGTATTTTGATACAATACTTCCCTTTCCAGTTTTTGGGTTCCAAACGTTGTTTGGGTTAAAGGACTGGTCATAATCGAATAAGGATAAGTCTCCAGTAGATGCTAGTAATTGACCTACTGGTAAACCACTTACCCCTAGGTCCGAAGCATTTTTAGTTACTGAGTATGAGATTGTTTTTTCTGTTAGGTCAACGGCAAGTCTTGGGGAAAGTTCTATTAGATCAAAGGTTGACCCAAACTTATTCATTGTATCTACGACAAGCCTAATTCCAGAAATAAAAATAAATTCTTCATATCCTAGTACTCCAGCTTGTGCTGTGCTATATTTTTTAGGAGTCGTAGTGTCAGTTACGAAGTTTGTTAGCTGGTCTACATTTTCATCTACCACATACCACCCATACTCTGGGGTGAATTCAAGATACCGATCGTTTTCCCAAATATAGTATTTTCCAATATCATTTGAGCTTCTTTTAACCAGGTAAGCCTGGCCGTTTTCATTATTTGGTGGAAGAATAGTTGTAGAAGCTACAACTCCATTGCTTATAAAGTTTACCCTGAATCTTTCTGGCACAATAAGCCCGTAGCCAACTTCTAGATATCCATCTGTACCGATTATTGGCTGGCCATTACTTCGAATAGAATTATTATCAAAAGATATTGCGTCTACCCAAACATTATTTTTTAGATACTGAACCTTCCATTTTACTGGAGTTGTTTTATTCTGTTCTCCAAATAGTGGGTCTGTAAAGAATCCAGCTGGTCCAGAGAATGGCCCTAGGTCAACACTGCCTACCCCAGTTTGCATTTTTACAACAACCCTGTTTACTGGAATTTCTTCCTTGTACACAACATAAGGAGCAACGTCTTCTATGTTATGGTTGTTATTAATAGTATTATTTGCAATTCCATACTCTTTTCCATCTTCAGTTCTATAAGAGGTCCAGTATTTAAAGTTATCGTTTTTGTCTGGCATGTAGTATCTTGGTCTATTAAACATGTCAACATTGCTATGATGAAGATATTTTCCAGTAATTCCATACCTAAGTTTATTAATTCCAGATCTAGGTCTAAACTTACCAAAGCAATCTTCCAGGGAAAACAAAAGCTTTTCTTTTTCTTTTTTGGGTTTAAAGATAACTGGTGTTTGCCCGTCCTCTTTAAATCCTCCATCAACTAGTATGTCTGCATCGGTTGCCCCAGTGTAAAAATTTCCTACGTCTTTAGGGTCGTAGATGTTTGGAATTGATCCGTATTTTTGAGTAACT